TGTTTTTATTCCAAATAATCTCACACTCATATCCTAATTTAGAAATTCGATTCAGTTCCTTTATCATCATCTAATAACTTATTAATTATTTCGTCTCTTCTTTCAGATTTAAATCTATGATAATTTGTAGAGTTCTCACTGTCCACAATATAAATGATACTTGGGTTCAAAATGTTAGTGAAGTACTTAAACTCTACTTTCAATTGAGCATTACCAGGTACTGAAGTACTAATATAAGGTGTAATTTCTTTTATATCAAAATAAACATCATCAAATGTCAAAACAAATTCTTCATTATATTTCATAAATGAATCCATAAAAACATTTATTCTACCTAAAAGACTACCATGTTTTGAGAAAGTGGATGATTGTAGTACTTTACCAATCTTTTCACAATTATAGGCAGTGGAATCAGAAATATATTCAGATAGAATTTTACCATTCGATATAATGTTTTTAACACTCATCATGGATAATTGTTGAACTAACCTTCTAGACATATTCTGAATGGATTCGTAATTGGTAAGTGAATTTGAATTATCAATAATATTAATAAAATTAACATTAGTACCTTTTTTAATTTCACTAAATATTACCCCCTGAACATGTTGTTGTATTTCATTCTTGATAACACCAGAAACTTGCTTTAAATAATCTTGTTCAGGATATGATGAGACATTATTTGGTAGATTAATTGAAACATTACCTTTTATATAATTTGAATCTTCAACTTTTGTCTTCTTAAAGTATTTAAGTGATTCAAATTCAACATTGTTAAAATATAGTTGAAAAAATTTTTCAAATTCAATTGTCATGAGTTAAATAATTTACCATTTTGAGAGATATTTTTTAACATTTGCCTTCCTTTTTTTAGTTTGTACCAAACATCACCAGGTTTGCAACCTATTTCCTCAGCTATTTCTTCATTAGAGAGACCTTTAAAATATCTCATAGTTATGGCCTTAGAAATATCTTCTGGTAATTTACTAATAAGAAGTCTTACCAATCTTGAGACTTGTTCTCTATCATAATCTTCTGTAAAATCAAAATCATGATTTACAGCAAAACTACCAGCCTCTTTCAAGGGAACTGATTTGTCAGGTGTCATCAATTTACCTCTACTATAAAGGCCATTTATATGATTATGTAAGCAAGCGACTATCCACCAAAAGAACTTTGCCTTTTCTGGATTATACTGTCTTATTTTTACAAATGAGTTACCAAGGACGGTCATAACAATATCTTCTAAATCCTCGTCATCGTAATAAGATAATCTTCTTTTTGCGGCAGTATAGAGTATTGGTTTGTACTTCTGAAGCAGAATATCCCAGGAATTTTGATTACCATCAATTGCACTAGCAACTAATTTTTTATCTTCCTCATGTGTAGTATATTTAGGACCTTTACGACCTCTTTTATTATTCATTAATTTAATTTGTTAAAGTTCTCATCATAATTCATAATCAACAATTCAATGCCTTTTGCCTGTTCTTTCTTAATATCTGAGTTGTTACCACCTTGTGCAGAACTACGAAATACTTCTTTTTGTGTCCACCTATATTTATCTCTTGGAAGTAATTCTTCAAGTAATGGAAAATAATAATATGAAAGTGACCATCTACACTTAGTTTTCTTTAAAAGTTCTAACAATCTTCTGTGAGAGGCGGGTCCAAAAACACCTTCATCATCAGCACCATACCAAAATAGTCTCTTTGCGTCATCTTCACCTTTATTTTCATTAAATCTAGCATATGGTGGATCTAAATATAGATATGTATCTTCTGAATCATATTTTGAAATAAGTTCTTCAAAATCGATATTATAAAACTCAGTAATTGATTGTAATTTACTTGTGTAGGTATTACTTTTTAACTTTTTAATAAGAACTTCTAACTTTAGCCTATCCTTATCTTTTTTGTATCCATTAAATCCAGCACCTCTTGGATAAACTGAGTTATGAGCCGATGTAATTAAAAATGCATAAACCGCGGCTTTTTCAAAGTCACCTATCTCAAAATTCATATTATCAAGAAAATCATTCTTTGTATATGTCTTATAAACACCTTTATAAAAATCCCATTTTTCTAATGGAGACTTTAAATCTGTATAAAGAATATTAAAAGGTTTTGATAGATTTTCCAAATATGGAATAAACTTCTCAGGTTCTGAACAACACTTATATAAATTGACTTGGTGACGATTTTTATCATTATAGATTACTTGTTCAAACTTTAAGTTATCGTCATCCATATACGTTCCCATTGATCCAGAAAACGGTTCTAAATAGGTTTTGATGGTACCATCTTTAGGTATTTGTTTATTGATAAAGTCAATAAATGTGTTTGAAGACTTGCCTCCGAAATAACTTATAACAGACATATTTATACTTATTTTTTTAAATTTTTTATAAAATCCTCTAGTGAAGGTTTTTTATCAACTTTTTTTGACTCATCTCTTACACGCATTAATATTTTACCAAGATGATTCTCACCTTCACCATTACTAACTCCCCAGAATTTATCACCCCACCAGTTTGATTCAATTAACTCTTGATCTTCTGTTGATAATAACATTTCTTTTAGATCCTCATTTTTAAACTTCTCTCTGATACCCCAAAGCATTACATCTAATTTAACATCTTCCCAATCTTTTCTAAGCTTAAGAATTTTACCAAACTGTTTAACTTTAGCAGGATCAGTCATTTTTGCAATCAACTCACGACAATCGATGTATGATACATATTTACCATCAATCTGTTGGTCATTTTTTATTTTCATAGCTACATAATAATGCTCTACTGAAGGATATTTAATACCTTGATGTTCGATTGTTACTGGATGAAAATTTGAAAGAAATCTCCACCTACCTGTAAAAGAGTTTATCATAGTGTTTATATGTAAAATATTTTGGTTGTTTATAAAAAAAGAAACACCAACCTTTTGAGTTGGTGTTGGTCTAAAGATACTATCTTTAGAGAGGTTCAGTGGAGATGTCCGGTAACGAACCGGAGTCTTCCTCAGTTAAAAACGTTTAATCGTCACAAGCTTAGAAAGTTTTTCTATAACTTACAAAATAGATAGTTGTTTCGACTCAAAAACACTCTAACAAAAAACTATCACTATTTATACTGTTGTGATTCAGTGTGAATTTTTAGAATGTATCCTAAGATTAGGCTACTTCAAGCTCATTCACAGTGAGCAAGTTGTTTTGTAGAGCAGCTACTAAATCTTCACTGGTTCCTACTTCAGTTGTAACGTTGCCGTTTACTAATTTTGATAATTTATTTTAATCGGACTTTACCAAACCGATGCCTGCTTAATCATCTTTACTCTGCGAATCTATTCAAAATCATCCCCAGATTTGATTTTACAAATATACACTTTATATATTAGAAAAAAAAATAGTTTAAAATCTATTTTTAAAAAGGAACATCTTCATAATCATCCTTGATACCATCTGCAAAAAATGAAAAAGAAAAAATATTATCACCTTCTTTAGTTTCATATAGTTCTGTCTCCAATTCATATCCCTCAAACATTTCTACTTGCATATGATTAATCATGACATCAAATATCTTCGTTAGATTTCTAATTTTTTCTTTTTTTTGAAGATAGACATAAACTACTACATCCTTACCACTTGTTTCAACATATGACTTTATACCTCTAGCTGTGAGGAATGTTCTTATTAGATATTCTAAATTACTCTCTTCATCTTCTGATGATAAATCATTCTCACCATAATTATTATAGTCATCGTCATAAAAATCATCATCTTCATAACCATCCTGAAAAGTTCTATTATTCTCTAATAATATATTCATTAATTTGACATTCTTAATCATATTATTTTAATTCAATTTTTATATAGTTATCATCAAATATTATATCTGGATCCATATTGTGTTTACTCAAAAGCTCTTCAAGAGTTCTCAAATCCTTATGTATTATAATTGGGTCAGGATCATCTACATCTATTTTTATAAAGGCAATACCGTACTCATTAACCATTTTAGTTTCCAAATTGAATATATTAGATTTAAAATCTGAAATAAATGTTTTATATTTTCTCATAATCGCCTCATCAAATCCTACTTTTTTAACTGTAGGTAATTCTTCCCAATTTACCTTGAGACAAGCATTTGCTAATCTTTCAAGATATGATATATTTTGACTTTCATTTCTGGTATGTTCAGAAAAATATCCAACTGATATATTGGTACATTCTGGAATCTCATCTATGAAAGAAGCTGAGTCAGTGTATACACCTGTTGAATCTAGTGAAATAGAGAGACCTGATTTATTTAATTCTTTAGCTAAAGATTCCGCAAACTGATTTGAACAACACTGTCTACCCAATTGATGAGTTATAACTGAATGATAATTTCTTCTATCAAATGACACACACCTTTTAACACCTTGTAAGTGTACAATTTCTTCAAAGACACCAGCTACTTGATGCGAACCGATACCACCTCTTTCCTCACCTATAAAGAAATAATAAATACCTGGTATATTATGAGCCATCATATAAAGCATTACTGATACACCCGATTTATCATCAGCTCCTAAAATAGAAGTTTCATCAGTTGTCAACATTTCATCACCATTAGCCAAAATTGTACTATATACAGTAACATTTGATTGAGTCCTATCTGCAGTATCTAAATGTGATGTAAACATGGTCTGAGATTTTCCAATTATCTTATAGTAATTACCAAACTGATCTTTTTCTAAGCTAGGTAGAAATTTAACTACTTCCTCTTCATGTCCGTGCGGATATGTCTTTGTTGTAAGTGACAAAAATGTTGACCTAACATCTTTAGGATTATATGAGAAAGTACTAACTTCTACTTTTTTAGAACTATTTTTACGAGACTGTATTATAGGAAGACCTCTTTTCAAACGATTATAGGCCATGGTAAAATCTTTAATCTCATTTTGAGTAAATGTTTTTTCTCCAAAAACAAGTCGTAAAAACTTACCAACTTTCATTCTTTGTACATTTTTACCTATAGTAACATCAAAATGCCAATCAGTTTTAGAAACATCAATTCTTTCTATATTCAACTCATTTTTCATTAAATAGTTGCCATCCAGAGTTCTTATAAGAGCATCAGGAATAGGGCCGTTTATATTATCTACAATATCGTGTAATCTTTGAGAAAGAAAGGGAATAGCACTTTTTTGAACTGGGTCTGTATCCGCCATATTATAAATTTGTTTTATTATATATTAATTTTCAATTATAACTTCTTCTGCATTTTTATAGTCTACAGAAACTTGACCAGGTTTCATGTCAGAAGACTTCTTAACAAACTCTGCTTTACAATAAACAACTTTTACCTTACTTCCCTTTAATGCCTTTGAGTTCTTAGCGGCGAGTTTTGCAACTTCTTGTATAACATCACTCATTGGTAAATTTTCCTTTACTCTTATTATTATATGACTACCCGGAACACCTGAAGCATGAAACCATAAGTCATCATTATTTGCCATATTTGTTGTTAGAAAGTCATTTGATTCAGCGTCTCTTCCTATAAGTACTTCAAATCCATTAATACTTTTTATCTGTATGTTAGGAAATTTATCCTTTTTGGATTCTAAAAACTTTTTAAATCTTTTTACCATAAGATATATATTCTTTTACAAAACAAAAAACCCTCCATATGGAGGGTTTTTCTATAAATAACTTGACTATTAGTTTAATAGTTGATTGTTATCTGTAACAACAATTGTCATATATTGTTTTTCTGGGAAGAAACCAACATCTGCAACTGCGTAACGAGAACGTAACAACATTCTTGGAGCGAAAGTAGCCTCAGAAATTACACTGATAGACTGAGCCATCAAGTAAGGAATGAAGATTAAACCTGGTTGATCAGGGTTATTCTTTCTACCAAGAAGAATTCTGTTATCGTTATACTTCATGTATGGGTCAACATAGATAGAAATATCACCGATTTGACCTACAGGGTACAACTGACCTTGACCAGAAATCTTAGATTTAACTGGGTTAATTGTATAACCAGCGATATCCATAAGAGCTGCTGCAAGACCTCCGTTTGTTACAGCGAATTGAGCTGGACCAACACGACCTTCTGTTGCAATATAGTTTGAAGCGTGAACCATTTTAGTAATCAACTTACGTTGAACAGCGTGTGTAGTTTCACCTGTTACTGAACTTCCAGCATAAGCTGTATTCAAGTCAAAGATTGTTGATGCAGTAGCAAGAACTGAACCACCACCTGACAAAGTAGTATTAACAGGAGAGTTGTTTCTGTTAGTAGTACCAAGTGCGAACAATCTATCAACTATTTGTCTTGAAATAGTCTGAGAAAGTTCATTTACAAGGATAGATTCCATTTTCTGAACGATATCCATACCTGTGTTAGCTTTGATATCTTCTATTTCACTTCTTCTAAGTGCAGTTGATACTTCAATAGTACCTACAGCAACTGATTTAGAAGAAACTTTTGGTCCGATAACACCAGCGTAAGTATTATCATCAGTCTGACGACTCATTGGATAATCACCTGAAGCAGATGATGCAGCCCAATTAGCTGAGAACCCAGGAAGATGGTCTTCAAGAGCAGATACCAAGTCTATAGCTACAGAAGATATAGCTGCTGTACCTAAAGTAGTAATTTGAGCAGTCATTGATGCTGTTGCATTAAATGTATTCAATTGTTGCTCAAATGAGTAAGTTGATAAAGATGAGTAACCACCAGCACCATAAGCGTTAACTTGTCTGTAAGTTTTCAACATTGGAGAACCATCGATACGAGAGAATCCTAAGAATTCAACCCAACCACCACGATTAGCACTTGGTGTATTCTCAGCAACTGAGAAAGTACCTGTTGTTGAAGTGTAAGAACCAGCAGCGCCTGTAGCAACTGTCAAGAAAACTCTACCACCTCTAAGACCACCAGTAGTTTGAGTAATAGCACTTTGACCAGCAACATATGAAGTCAATGCTGCAACTGCTGCAGTATATCCTGTTGTACCACTAGTGATTTTAAATACCTGTGGTCTTTGATTTCCAGACTCAGTATTTACATCATCATATTGAAAATCAATATAAAGTAAGTCGATTTTTGGACCTGGTGTAGGTTTAACAGCAACAAGGTCTAAACCAATTGTTTGAGCTGCAATTTTCATAGCTACTGGAAGAAGGTTTTGACCTAAATCACCAGAACCAATGTTACCAGCTGCATTCGCAGTAGTTGTAGTGTAACCTAAAAATCCAGGAGTACTACTTGGATTTGGAGAAAGTACAGCACCCATACCAGCTGTAGTAGCGTTAGCGTAAGCATTTTCGTTGATTGAGTGGAACTCAGCATATTCAGCCATCCATTCTACTCTGTCACCGGTAACACCCATGTTCTCCAATACTGGAGACCACTTCTTAACCGCTTTTTGTTTGTCTATTCTAATGTGTGACATATTTTTTAAATTTCTTTTGTTTTATCTCTTTTGACCTGAGATTAAAGGTTTTTGAATCTTTCCATGATAGCTGTCAATTCATTTTCAGATATTTTATCTTCTTGAATCAAACTCTCATGTGAAACTAATTTCTTAGTTACAGATTCATTTTTCTTGAGATTTCTAGTCATCCAGAAGTGTTCAACTTGTGAATCAGTTGACATAACCTCGGTAGGATACAATCTAGCTTGAGATAAGATAGATTTTCTAGCATTCTCATTTAATTGGTTCCAGATTGGCTTGATGTTTTCAGGCATCAATCTGATTACTCTTTCCTCAAGAGTTTCATTTTTAGTTGTTAAGGCGTCAGATATTAATCTCAACACATCTTGTTGTGTAAAGAAACTTTTTTCGCTTATGTAAAGTTTAACAGCGTCCTGCTCTTCATTAGTTAAAGAATAGTAACTGTCTACCTGACTCTTGTTTAAAAATGTTAAAAAGTGTAGATCGGATGTTTCAACAGCTTTACGTTTTTTAGCTTCTTCGATCAATTTATCAATAGATTTAGATAATTCTGTATCAGAGTTTCCTTCATATTTAGGAGCCTCATCTGCTTCAGATGATGTTTCTTCTGCTTCAGATGATGTCTCTTCTGCCTCAGATGATGTCTCTTCTGCCTCAGATGATGTCTCTTCTGACTCTTCTGCCTCATATGAACCTAACTCGTTAGACTCCATTTTTGGAGTTTCTTCAGCACTTGGTGACTCATTAGAATCATTCCAAGAGTTCTCTTCTTCCTCTTCGTACTTGTCATTTTCTTCTTCTTCGTAAGATTCAATACCAACTACATTTAAAGAAGGAAGTCTTTCTTCCTCTTCATTACTCTCAAATAATTTACCACCATTTAGTTTTTCAACTATTAGACTTTGGTAAGAAATTGATTTGTCTAAGTTTTCAGCGATATATTCTGAATATGCGATGTTATCATCAAGATTTTCTGCAATATATTCTGAGTAAGCGATATTTCCTTCAACATGCTCAGCTAAATATTCTGAGTAAGCGATTGAATTATCAAGGTGTTCTGCTAAATATTCTGAATAAGAAATGTTCTTATCAAGATTCTCAGCGATATATTCAGCGTAAGCGATATTCTTATCAATATTTTCAGCCAAATACTCTGAATATGCAATGTTCTTATCAAGATTTTCAGCCAAATACTCTGAATAAGAAATGTTCTTATCAAGATTCTCAGCAATATATTCTGAATAAGAAATGTTCTTATCAAGATTTTCAGCCAAATACTCTGAGTACTCAATATTTTTATCAAGATTCTCAGCAACATATTCAGTATAATTTATTGCCTTTTCAAGATTTTCAGCCAAGTAATCATTATGCTTGATCAACTTCTCAGCTGTAGTTTTAAGTGTTGTGTTTTCATTAACAACAACCTGTACCTTCTCTGCTAAATAATCTAAGTATTTAACAATTTGTGAATTTGTATCATTCAAATTCTCATAGTACTCAAGTAACTGCTCTAATTTCTTAGGATTAAGATTACCCTTCTTAATGGCGCTGCGAACTTCTTTCTTAGTAGAAGCCAACTCATTAATAAGATACTTAGAATAATCAGTTAATTGTTGTTTAGTAACTAAATCATTAGTGTTCATATTAAACAAATCATTTATTTTTGACTCATCGGACATTTCATATATCCTAAAGTTAGCTTTATTAGAGAATCCGAAAGATTCATTAAGAGTTTTGATATTCATCTTCGCAGATGCAAAACCCGGATCAGCCACAATATCATAAGTAAATAACTTTTTTAATGTAACTGTACCATCAGACTCAGTAATACCAGCTGCGCGTGAAGAAACAAAAACTGGACAACCATCGTTGACCAGTGCTTGGGCTTCTTTACCCCAGTGTGTATTAAGTAATCTAATTTCACCTTCGACTCTATTATTTTCTTTTACATATTCTGCTTTAGTAACTAAGTGTGATGCTCTAGCCAGAGATGTATCAAATACATCTGGATGATCAAACTCACCATAAACAGAACCCATATTTGTAATCCTTTCATTCATTTCTTCCAAACAAGGAAGAAATCTATCAGCAGTATAGATTCTCTCATTACGATTTTTAATATCGAATTCTGTGAAAATTCCGCCTAGAATATTATTGGACTTATTATTGCTCTCATTTATCTTAGAGAGAGAATTTGTTGAATTTTCAACAATAAGAACTGATTTCATGAAATTAACGTTAATTTTAGATATATATGGATATTAAAAAACCAAAAAAAATTAAAGGTGGATTTTTTATATCAATCCTGAAGTTCAATATTGACAATTATTGTTAGGAAGATGAAAAAAAAGATATATACATTAAAATTAATCGGTTTTTTATGATTCTTACCAGAGAAATTAAAATAAAAATCAACGAATCCAATTTTTCATATTTTGAAAATTTAGGATATGATATTTCTATTGGTGATGAGTTAGTTATCCCAACTGAACTTTTATCAAAGGGATCACATCATAAAATTGAGTGTGAATGTGATAGTTGTGGATTAAGAAGAGAAGTAATCTTCAAAAACTACATAAAATATGGCAATCCATGGGGAGTTTATTATTGTAGAAAATGTTCCGAAAAGAAAAGAAAAGAAACTCTCAAAAAAAATTACGGATGTGAATATCCCATTCAGAATAATAAAATTCTAAAAAAAATGAAGCAAACTATCGCTGAAAAGAAAAAAAATCTATGATAGTAGATGTTAAGTTAAATGATTTTCACAATCTTGAATGTTTCAGAAGCATTCTGGAAAAATATAGAGACTATAAATCATTTTATAGAGAATTAAAAATAAATTCTTTATTAGGAAATAAATCACAGTTTGATATAGAAGAGATAAATCCACCAATAATTGGTGGATTTGAAGATGATCAATTAAGCTTTGGATCCTTTAGATTAAAAGACTCAGCATTTTCTATCAAATCCATGTCATTTGTAGTTGATAAAGATCTTAATGTGATTAAGATTAGTTTAGATATTGATATACTAGAAACACCAAATGGTAAATTACTATTAGACTTACTAAACATAGGACACACAATAGATTTTAGAGTTGTGATAATACAATATTATGATTATTATGAAATAACAGGGTTTCAAGCCTGTAGTAAAGATAAATTAGCTTCTTAGAAATATATTAAAACTCAAATTCAGATGATTCTCCACCACCAGTCTCTTCACCACCAGCCTCACCACCTCCAGTTTCTGGAGCAGGTGCTTCCGGTGTCTCAGGAGTTGTCTGTGCACCTGCCTCACCACCAGCTTCTTCACCAGCTTCTTCACCAGCTTCACCAGGAGTAGCCTCAGATGTCGCTGCACCAGCAGCATCTTTAACCCAATATCTTCTATTTTCTTCTTTTTCTTCCGAAGATAGTTTCAAAACATGGTCTATTAAGTAGTCTATATGGAAATAAGGGGTACCATCTGCTTTTTGAATACCAGTATAACTTCCCAGAACTTCTATTTTCTTAGACATGTTTCCTAATTTTTTCCACTCTTCAAAGAGTTGATTAGAAATAAATTCTATATCCAATTGGTTCAAAAATATCTCATCATCTTTAAGCTCTGGAAACTCAACCAACATCTGTAATTTAAGTGGTTTTACAACCAACTCTTTAAAATTAGCTCTTAGTCGGTTTATAAAATTACTAAATTTAGCCTCATCTCTTGTCATCTCAGCGGCATCTGTAAAAACATTACCACCACCATTATCACCCTCAAATCTTTGAACAGGTATTTTAGAAGCTCTTTTCAAAATATTATAAAACCACTTCAAAATATCATCCTCATTAAGATTATGACCTTGAGGAGATATAAGTTCCATATTCGGTGTGCCAGCATCTCCTTCAGGAAACCATATTTGCTTATTATAAGGTAGATGTTTGGTACCATTAATTTGCAAGGTTCCTAAAGAATCATCCCATTCTACTTCCTCTGAATAATCATTGATTAATTGACCTATTTGCTCCTCTGCCTTCTGCCTTGATAGCCCCTTTACTGGTATTGTAAACTTCTGATAGACAGTAGCATTTATAATATTGAACATAATTTTAGTTTGTTCAATAATTTTCATTTGATTGTATGGTTTGATTAGACCCTCAACATATGAAGTCTCTGAGTAATCATTTTGTGTCGAGTATGAAACAAAGACTATCTGTGAATCTAGAAATATTCTTCTAAGTTGCGGATCTTCTGGATACTGAATCCATAAATTACCAATCGATGGTTCAAAAGCAGGTACTAATGTTTCAGGTCTCAGTCGATTAAAGTGAATTATATTTTTCTTTTTATCATCCCATACAATTTCCATAGCCAAGTAACCATCTATTAGGAAATCTTTCATAAGACTCCATGCTGATACTGAATCTGAGAATCCATATCTATTATAAATTTTTTCAAAAAACTCTTGGTACTTATCTCTTAAATCCTGTGAATAGTCATTTGAAATATTTTTTGGTTTACAAAAATCTTTATCTGAATAAATAACAGCTTCATCACAAACCGTAGAAACAAAATCTCTAATTTCATCTTTTATAGAATACTCTCTTAGAATTCTTCTCTTATCAGCATAAGATCTATCCAAATAAGGAATAGACTTTCTATTTAAAACCGAAGCAACGGCTTTCCTACTAAAGAAGTCATACATAGAGTTACCTTGCATTGAATAAGGATCCTCATTAATACCAACACCAACTTGATTTCTCATAACCATATCATCATAGTTCATTCCCCAGGAAGATAGATTACGAAGAATTCTACTAAAAAGGCCTCTATTTTCAACAGCAGTATTTCCCAATTGACTGTTTCTATTTTGATTAAGAGGATTATAAGTTTCTGCCATCGATTTTTTTTAAAATTTTAAGGTATATATTAAAAATTAACTATCCCCTTAGTCTCTATAGATAGAAACACCACTCTTAGGAAGAGTATCTAGTGGGAATTTCTCTAATAGCACTTGAAGTTCATTCTTAAAATTTTCAAATCCAGATTTTCCCATCTCACTATAGATAAGAGACTGCACAACTAAATGGGTTAATTCCTGCCTCTCTTTATATAGAGATTCTTTTTTTCTTTGTTTCTCAGACTCATCAGCTAGTTGAGAAAGTCTCTTACCAGCCAAGTCCTGTCTTACCTTTTCTATTTCTTCTTGTTTAGCCCTATCAAGTTCACTTTTGAGTTTTGCTTGTTGAGCCAGTAGCTCTCTATAGTCCATTTCTTCAAATTTTCTTAAATGCTTCATATTTAGTATGAGAAATTTTATAATATATATTAAAGAAAAAAGTCCGATATTTTATCGGACCTTTTTATTAGTTTTCAACTTCGGCTGTTATACATATTGTTTTGACCATAACATTACAAATCTCATAAGGATTAGCATTTGAAGCCGGTCTCCTGTCCTCTAAGTAACCAGGTGTGTAATCATCATTGACTGAAAACGGAATTCGAATAGACGCTGTTCTATCACCTATCCCATATTTAAATTCTTTGATTGAACAAGTCTCATTAGCCCCAGTCAATCTGAATTCATTATCGACTCCATAAACACTAATATGTTCATCGATAGATTGTCCAATTTTCTCACAAGCCTCTATGATAAGTTGTTTTTTATTTTTCAAGTCCTCTCTCATTGACTCCGTAGAAAAGTTCACGTGCATACCACTACCATTCCAATCATTACCACGATATGGTTTAGGATGTAACTCAATAAAATAATTAAATTCTTCAGAAACTCTCTCTAATAACCATCTTGAAATCCAAAGTTGATCAGAACCATCTAAAGCATAAACAGGACCTATTTGATATTCCCATTGTCCTAACATCACTTCAGCATTAATTCCAGTAAACGCCAATCCAGCCTCTAAGCATAATTCAGCGTGTCTTTCTACAAATTTTCTTCCAGAAACATTATTACCACCAACACCACAATAATAGTCACCCTGTGGTCTAGGATAACCTTCTTTAGGCCAACCGAGTGGTTTATTTGTTTCTCTATCATAAATAATATATTCCTGTTCAAAACCATACATAGTATTTTCATCAGAAATATTCAATGTTTCTTGTAATATAGAGCGATGGTTTGATGAGTGAGGTGTCATGTCAGTATTATAAACTTCACACATCACCAGAAATCCATTTTCCCTGAATGGGTCTTTAAATCTATTGACAGGAACAAGTACCATTTCAGACTTTGAAGTCTCAGCTTGATTTGTAGATGATCCATCAAAACCCCAATTAGGAACTTTGATTTTGTCTTCATTTTTTGCAGTCACGATTTTAGTTTTGGATCTCAACTTCTGAGGATTGTTACCATCTAGCCAGATGTATTCAAGAAAAAAAGTTTTCATATAAATTTTAATTTTTCTATTATATTTTATTTAAATTTACTTGTTTTTAAATTTGTCAAAACTTTCTTGCAATCTTTTAATATGTCCAAAAAGAACATCATATTTTTTATTTATTAATGATTCAGCTTCATAAAAATCTTTAAGAGTAGAAGATATTAACTCTTTATGTCTTTGTTCTCTTTTATCTAATTTTGACTTCCATATCTGTACGAGTTTTTGAGGATCGTATGTATTTTTTGGATGAGAAGAGTAAAGAAATCTTGGAAGTAATTCCAAATTTATCTTATGCACCAGTTTTAGTTGTATAGCGTTATACTCAACTATACCATACTCAAAACCATACTTTAAAAGTTCAGTGTAAATTCCTTTAAAGTCAACCTCTAAAGTTGCATTTTTTTCAAACATTTCTTCTGAAATAAATTTATCAAAAAGTTTAGAACGAATTTCTATTGGTAGAAAATTAAAATTTAGAGCTAAAACTATTTTCATACCATTGAAGTCCTTATATTCTATGGTGAATACAGGTGAATACCTCATCCAATTAGATGGATCTTCGTATTGAAAAAAGTAAAACTTACCCATCGATATATTTGAAAGAGGAATTGCTTCACACATATCATCACTTTTAGAATATTTATCAACCATGTATATTGAATTATTTTTAAAGTAATCAATTATGTCTGTGCCAAAAACTTTTTGACTTAGATTAATTCGTTCTTGTAAAGCTCCCATATGAAATATATATTATATATGATTAATAATATACCAAAAAATAATAATTACCATCAAGGAAACTTCATTCCGAAAAATAAAGATAAAGTCTTGAAACTTAATTCACAAGGTGGTATCTACTATAGGAGTTCTTGGGAATTTAAAATTATGAACTGGTTAGATAAAAGTGAAAAAGTAGTAAAATGGGGATCCGAGTGTATTGTTATACCTTATCAAATGACTCACTTTGATAACGGTGATGTAAGAGTTAAAACACATAACTACTATCCAGATTTCTATTATGAACTTTTATCTAATGGTGGTGAAGTAAAAAAGGTCATAGCTGAGGTCAAACCAAAAAAAGAGTATGATATGGTTGTGGCTTTGCAAGAAAAAAAATTACAAGTTCCAGATTCATCGTCAAAGTTAAAAAAATTAAAAAATTTTGAATATGACTTAAAAATGGCTCAGAAAAATAGAGATAAATGGAATACTATGATCAAATATTGTAATAAAAAAGGTTGGGACTTTATAGTAATAACTGAAGAACATCTAAAAAAATTTAACTTATAAAAAATAAAATAAGACAAATTAATTTAAGTATGATAAATATCAGATCAAGTCTATATACATCAGGCTTAAGAAAAAACCATCTTAATATCATAAGTGAAATAAATAAAAATCCAAATTTTAAATTTATAAATAATAGACTTATTGACCATAGAATATAGAAAAGTTCTATTAAGTAGAATAATAGATCAAAATAAACCAAAAATATATTTCGATATATTCTATCTTTAGGTTTTAATTTTAATCTATTACTATTAAAGTAGTAATAAATTGTAGTAAATAAAAAAATTATACTAAAAATCTTCATATGGTTTAAAAATAATTTCTTGTAGACTTATTAAATTATTTTTTTCGACCTCTAATAACTTTATAGATTTTTTTTCAACTAGTCTATCATATATTTCATCAGAGACAAAACAATAAATCTCCTTACCAAGTATTCTTTCATACTCATTAGGAACCTTATTACTGAGTCTATTGTAGAAGTCATTTAAAAATCTTTCTCTCTCGTCTAAATCTATATGTATTGAACATCCATCTGGAGTAACCCCTTTATTTTTATCAGATTCTTCCCAAAATTGAAAGACACACTTATTCATAAAATTATATTTTTAGATGAATTTTATATAAAAAAATTAATTTGTTTTATAACTATTTCAAATTTCTTGATATTTGTTCAAAGTCAGAGTAGACCATTTCTTTACATAGTTCTTCAACACTATACTTAGTTGTCCATCCTAGTGTCTCTCTGGCCTTAGAAGAATCACCTATAAGTAAGTCTACCTCAGTTGGTCGAAAATATTTCTCATCAACTTCTACTAAAATGTTACCAGTCTTTGAGTCTATACCCTTCTCATTAATACCGTCTCCAATCCATTCAACTTCAATATCTAAAAATTTAAAAGCCATTGTGGTGAAGTCTCTGACTGAAATTTTCTCACCGGTTGCTAAAACATAGTCATCTGGTTTATCTTGTTGCATCATTAACCACATTCCTTCAACATAGTCCTTAGAGTGCCCCCAATCTCTTTCAGCGGAAAGATTACCTAAAAGAAGTTTATCTTGAATTCCTAATTTAATTTTAGAAACGGCCTGTGTAATTTTTCTAGTCACGAAAGTTTCACCTCTTAATGGTGACTCATGATTGAATAATATACCACTACACGCAAATATGCCATAAGCTTCTCTATAATTAACAGTTATCCAGTGTGAGTATAACTTAGCAACCCCGTATGGACTTCTCGGATAAAATGGAGTAGTTTCTTTTTGAGGAACTTCTTGTACCAATCCAAACATCTCTGATGTAGACGCCTGATAAAATTTTGTTTTTTTCTCAAGACCTAATATTCTAATCGCTTCTAATATTCTTAGAGTACCAATAGCATCAGCATTAGCGGTATATTCAGGTGTTTCAAATGAGACCTTAACATGTGATTGAGCTGCTAGATTATAAATTTCATCAGGTTGAACTTCTTGTATTATTCTAATTAAATTAGTAGAGTCTGTTAAATCCCCATAATGGAGAAAAAAAACATCTTTCCTGTTTTCGTAAATAGAATCTATTCTTGAAGTATTAAAGGATGAACTTCTTCTTTTTATCCCATGAACTTCGTAGTCTTTATTTAAAAGAAACTCAGCTAAGTAAGAACCATCTTGTCCAGTTATACCAGTAATTAACGCGATTTTTTTCATAATTTTTATACAAAAAAAACATCATCTTGTTTTTTTTTTATTTTTTTTTATAATATATAAAAATAAAAACACACATATGAGTTATACGAGAGAACAAATTGAAAAAGCTGTAAAGGCAAAAGGATACGCTTGGTTTGAAGGAGCTAAAGACTTTGATGTAAACATAGTAGGAGTTAGAAACTCCTCTACAGGTAATAAAGTTACAAATGTATTTGATGATCATTTGACTTTATCATATAAAGAAAATGGTGAATGGAAATTTCACATATGGCCAGCAACAACTGATCCTGGAAAAAAAGGAGTTATGGAATATCACAATGCGGCTGGAGTTGCAAGATTGGTAGAAGGTCAGTATAGAGGTTCACACGGAATTGGACTACATCAAGGAAAATATGAAGCACTGAAGCAAGCAAAACCAGTAAAAGTATACAGAGATGCTAATAAAGATTTAGTTTATGATGAAAATAAAATAGCTGAGGGAGTTTTTGGTATAAATATACATAAAGCCGGTGCTGACTCTACATATGTAGAAAATTGGTCAGAAGGATGTCAGGTTTTTAAGAAAGCTGCAGACTTTGAATCATTCATGTCAATTATCAGAAAATCTAGAGATATACATGGTAATTCATTTACTTATACTCTAATAGAGTCAAGTGATCTTAAATAATTACAGACTGTGTAATCCCATACCATCATTAGAACCTTCAATGGAGATAACTTTAATTAAATTATCGTTATCTCCTTTTTTCTTGTACAACTCATTGAATCCTTTTGCAATTCCTCTTTTAAAGACCTCGGTAAAATATGCAAATGCATTTACAGACTTTTCCTCATTAAAATTATACCAATTTTGAAACATATCTAATAGACCTGATTGGTAACAATCCATTTTATCATCATTAGACCAGTATCTCATTTTTTTTATTGTCTCTTTAGCCAAAAGTTCTAACATTTTTTCAGCTTTAAAAGTAAGCCTACCTTGTGCCTTGGATATAATCATCTCGACATACAAATCTTTATTATTTAAATACATTCATTAAGCATTTATTTTTTAGAGTACAAAACTCTTTAATGCTTTATTATTTATTATAGTATAAAAATAAAAAAAGACGAAATTAAAAAATTTCGTCTTTTTTATAAAAGTAAAATAAAATATTAAAGTTTAACTCTCTCTTTATATTGTAATTCTTTAACAGCTTGAAGCTCTAAAGAAAGACTTTTTTCTCTCTTTTCTAGATTTTCTAACGCTTGAACTAAAACTTCAGACTCACCTATCATTTTAATAGAACCAGACACCTTTGAAATGTTGAATTGAACATCTTCTAATTTAAGTGTTATTTCTCTCTCCTTATCTTCCAATTTTTTCTTAGTTACCAATTCTTTAGAAAGTTTGTTTTCATAAAAATAAGTCAGATCATAATTTAACTCATTTCTAACTTCATTAACTAATTCTAATGCTGACTCATACTTGAAAAACGAGTGTCCATATCTTTCATCACATCTATAGATAAAAGTATTATTTTTATAATTAAATGCAAATACTTCTAATGTTGGATTAATCAAATTACTAACTCTCTTAACAACATCTAATTCAATAAAGGAATCAATATTTTTTGAAACCTCTACAAGAAGTGGATAGAAATTTTTATTAACAATCGGAACAACAGGAGAAGAAAATAAACTTTCTAAAGTTGTATCATCATTTAATTCATCATCATTTATAAAAATACCACCTTTAGATGAAACAGAAAGTCCAACTGTCAAATACTCTGAAATTCTAAAATCTATTCTAGACTCTGATATTGTTGCAAAACTCATAGAAGTTTGCAAAGCTCTCAATGTACGAAGTCTCTCCTCATCTTTTATATGATTTTCTAAAAGTGTCTTTTCAATTGAACTTTCACTTAAAAGAAACCAAGAATCTCTTACGTAAGCTAAATGACCATCTTCAACTTGTTCAACTATTGTATATACTGATTCACCTTTACCACCACTAAGAAGGTTATTTTTCTTTTCTGGAGACTTTGATAGATTGTGAACAAATAGTTTAATTTCAGGAACCCAATCATAAACAGCTAGCTCATTAAGAATTTTAGACATTCTATCTTGATCTGATTCAAGATTAATAGTTTGTAATAAAACATTTATTGGTTGACGATATAATTCACCCTGATTTTTAGAGTTTAGAACATTATACAAATTTTTCAACTCATATAAAAGTTCATAATTTTTAATATCATCATTGAGACTTTCTAGAAAAGATTTAACTTGTTTATCATAGGTAAATGATTTTAGTTTCTCATTCAATGATAACACTATTTGCTTTTCTGATAATTCATTTGTAGAATTCAAATGTCCCTCTATTACATATTCAATGTCGGATTGATCATATGTCAACGACTTTTTGAAGTTAAACAGTTCAAGTTTAAGATTCTTCATACTTTTTGTATTTTATTTTTTTATATAAACTATATATTACAATTAAAAAGTCTATTTTTTTCATTTTCATTTTAGCCTAAATTTCCGGAATTATTATTAGTATTTGAAGTGTTCTTAATTAACATTGGTTGTAAATTATTAAACCACCTTGTTCTATATGGTTGTATGACTGTACCAGGTTGAGCCTCTTCTACTAAAAACTGTACGCTAAAAACTGCAGAACCAGAGTTCTCACTAATCCATGTCTCAGAATCAAAATTTATAATCTTAGAAAGTGTAACTTCGAAAGAGCCATAATTAATTTCAGTTATTACAGAACCACTTGGAATATTTGGACCTATCATTTGTTGACCGACCTTTAATTCTTGCATACTTGAAACTTTTCGACCACTTAAACCTCCGCTGCAATTTTTTACAAACATAGGTCCCAATTTGACTATATTAGATCCAGCTGTCGTTTTACACTGTGTCTCTATCTTACAAAACTTTGCACCAGTAAACGCTGGGTAGTATGTCTGCACTTCTAGAGAAATTGCTAATTTTATAGTATTATCACTTTTTAAATTCTTTTCTCTAGTTATCTCTATAGTCTCCGTGTCTGGAATTGTCATGACCGCATCAATATTCATATAATTATGTTCAAAGTATATAAATTTATAAAGCCATAAAGTATTCATTATTTCTTGAGCACACTTAAAAACATCTATTTCAGTTTTCAATAAAATTGATAAGTCATAATTTACAGTAATTGGAATTGCTCTTACTTGTTTAAGTAACTTTTTTACTTCTACATTATCTTCGACAACCGCTCTAAGCCAAACATTTGGATTTCTAAACTCGTCACTTCTGATATTAAAATTTGATAGTGTTAAATGACCTCTAGGAATTTGGTCAGTATTTAGTTCAACATATCGATTTTCGGATACTATATCATCTTGAAATGAATCTAAAAGAAATCTCTCGTCTCCTGACAGACTATAATAAATCGGCACATCTACACTTACATCACCAGCAGAAAATCTATTTATCCAGTTTAATCTACCTTCTAAAGTATCTAAAACGCTAACTGTTAAATCTCGAAAGAAAACCTCATCAAAATTAAACTTTTGTCCTATCATGTAAGTATATATAAAAACATTTTCTTTTTCTTAAATTATGTCTATAAAAAATCTATTACTCTGGGAAAAATACAGACCAAAAACTATTGAAGATTCTATCTTACTACCAAGAATTAAAGAACAATTTCAGAATGGTGTTAGTAAAAATTATATTTTTTATGGACACTATGGTACTGGGAAAACATCATTAGCTAGAATACTAATAGGAAAATATTCAAAGGACAAAGCATTTCTTGAAATTAATAGCTCATTATATACCTCTATTGATACACTAAGAAGTGATGTTGAGAAGTTTTGTAAAACTCAACCTATGATAGAATCTGAAGATCCAATGAAATATGTATTTTTAGATGAGTTCGAAAGAGTTTCATCAAACTATCAAGATGCTCTCAAGGCCTTCATAGAACAATATCACAAAACGGTTAGATTTATATTAACAACCAATCATATAAATAAAATCTCTGATGGAATAAAGTCGAGATTCACATCATTAAACTTTGACTGTCAGGATTTAACTGAGGAAAAGTATCTCAAACAAGAAATATACAAAAAAATAATAAATGATGTTTGTGTAAAAGAAGATATAAGAATTACGAAAGATCAATTAGTAAGCCTGATTACTAAAAGATTTCCTGATTTTAGGGGTATGTATGTTGAAATACAAAATTTTAAAGAAACTGGTAAATTATCTACTGAAACTTCAAATGTTTCTAATAAGCTAAAAAGTGACTTATATAATTTAATATTTAACAAGAATATAGATTATGAGTATATTTATCACTTTCTCATGTCTAACATAGGACCAGATAAAATTCATATACTTTTTGATTTATTAGGTAAAGGATTCATAGAATTTTACATATCTGAGAAAAGAGGTGATATTGATAAACTATTTAAATTAAATTATATAATATCAGATTACACCTCAAAACTTGAATCAAATACGGACCCAATCATTTTAGGAATGACAGTTATCGGTAAATTTAGGGACATTCTTATTTACTAATATATAGTAAATGGCAGTATTTGACTTCAAAGATCACTACATAGGGTACCAAGGACACCCAAGATTCATAGTAAATAAAATAGTTGAAGATGACATAATTAGAGTCATTATTCAAAAATATGAAATGTTGATTTTTACTAATAAAGGTGAGCTATTAGGAGATCCTGATTTCGGGTGTGATTTGCCTAAATTACTTTTTCAAACAAAAGTATCAGCCGAAAGTGTAAGAAAATTAATTCTTCAACAGGTTAAAAAGTATATTCCCGAGTTGTCCACAACAAATTTCACACTTCAGGCTCAGTTTTTTCAAGATCCGGAAAATTATCAAGATGTTCTTCAGATTGATTTTCAATTAGCCGACTACGAAGTATACGCACTAATAACTTAATCTGGGTAATAATAATTTATTATTGTAAATGCAGGTGAACCAGCAGTAGAGCTTGTTCCTAAAAGGAATCCTGGTACATCATTATTAAAAGCTCCTGTAACAGTCTGCAAAAGACTCGCACCATCATATCTCTTAAATATTCTCGTGCCTGTCATACTGTAATATGTAGCAAAAAGTAATACACTTTGCCAGCTACTACTACCAAGACGAGTATGATAGTAAGAATATCCAAACTTGCCTAAAGCATCATTAAACAATGTACTGACACTACCAAAGTTTCCACCAATTTTAACATTATCCGAATTCTCTATTATATAGACACCAGTATCAGTCAATAATTGCTCTAAATCCAACTCGGCAGCCGGTTGGTAGTAAGCACCAAATTGACCAGCCCCAGTACCAGGTGTTCCAAAAGATTGGGTAGATGTAGTAGGGTAAGAAGTCAAGTTTACAATATTTCTAGTATAAATTACGTTATAATCAACACTGAGCTGACAATTAGTTGAAAATGTAACACCATAGTTAAGACCAGAAGCTAATTTAGATAAAATCTGATAGTTTAATGGAACATAGGCATTATTATTTTTAGAATTTCTTGCTTGTCTCCAGTTAGCCTTACCCCCACTAGTAACATCACCTCTAACAGTGACGGTCACTGAATTACCAGCTAGTAAAGTTCCGGACCAGTTTACATCTTTACCATTTACTGTAGCACTACCTTGTGTACTTATAGCGTATGCATTTTGCACAAATTCAAAATCACCACTTAATTCAATTCTAAAGCTCTTAGCAGTAAAGCTAGAGTTATTCGTAATCGTGAAAGGATATCCATGTTGAATAGATGGTAAAACTATACCATTGTCTGTTTTATAAGGTTGTGTAGTAGGATTACCATTTATATCCAAGAATCCTTGAGTAAATAGACCAGCTGTCATTGCCAAGTCAGGAACTTTATCAACATCCGCATAAACCACTGGAAGTGTAGCATCTCTGTATTGTTTAGTCGTAAGATTTGTGAATGCCTCAATCTCTTGTATATCAAGTATACCTTTTATTTCAAAGTTTTTTCTATCTCTATAAATAGCACCATATCCATTTTCAGATGTAACCTCTATGACAAGATAAGGTGTTATATTAGAATCGACTGTGAAATTAAAAGGATTCAGATTATCGATATGTCTATATTCAGAAAATTTGTCAACAGGCACAAGATCGATTTCTTTCCAGTCAGTAATGTCGAGCCAATTATATCCAACACCCTCGTCTATTACAGGTGATGTAATTGACATAGTTGCACCAGATTGTCCGGTCCAGACATAAATAAGTCTATTCCACTTAACAACATCTCCCAATTTATAAGCGGTTCCATACAACCAATCTTGAGCATTTTCAAACTTTCTTGGATTGTTAGTTTTATTGTTATTAGTAACTGACTCATATAACTTGTCATAGTATACTACTCTCTCTCCTACTTGATAATTTCTGAAAGCGTACCACTCTCTATAAATCTCATAAGTTCTTATATCGACTGTGTAATAATCAGGTAATAAACTTGATGTTGGTGAACCTTCCACATAAAAATCTAAAACACAATTATATACAGTTGAACCACTATTCACCGGTAGTAAATATGCCTCATTAAGATCAAAAAGTATCGGTGTGAAATTCTGTCTCAAATTAATTATCTGAGCATCAAAAGTCTGATGACTAACTACTGTTCCACCAACAAAGTCAGCTCTACCAGTTATATCAAGTATCTTATGTGTTATAGGGATGATATTCTTTTGTAACCAATATTTTAAACCTTGTAACTTTTTCTGAACTTCTTCAAGTGTATAATAAAGAATATTATTTCCTTCTTTATCTGTAATTCTAAATGTCAGATTAAATAGATTTGTATCTTCATAATTTTTGTTTGGAAATGTATGCTTTATAAAATCATTGTCTTTCCAACCCTCAACAGTGTTATCAAAAATATCTGGAATTTCAACTTTGAATAATTTAAAATAATTATCTGAATTTACATCAACATTTCTGTAATATTCATAAAGTTCCAAGTCATTGTAACCAAAGTAATTTATTGCATTAATAATTGATTTGTAACTACCGATGTAAGGATATATCATATTCTTCATCATAAGCATCTCCTTTCTCTTCATGTTGAGGTAGTTCCAATCTATTCCCTCTTCTTTGATATCATATTCTTTAAAAATATAAACATCGTCTGACGAAATTAATTTACCGATATTATTTAGCTCCACATGATACCTTATATCCTCAATTTCAGTTTGACCAAAAACATTAAATCTACCAATTTCAATAGGCCAGACTTTGAATCTACAAGATAAGTATGTAGTCAAATTTGTACTTGGGAAATTCTCTATTATGGTATCTTCCGTTTCCAACATATCTACAGATTTAAAATAATCTACAATTATTTCTCTACTAAAAATTTCTCGTATTTTTAAAAGATATCCATTGTTATTTGAAATATATTGTTTTTTCTTATTAGTAACATCAGTAACGAAAATAGCTAAATGCTGTCCTACTTTCAATCCTCTTGTATTTCCCAAACTATCTACTGTAAAATAACTTGTTGAATCATTACTTAATACTATCTTTCCGTATCTACTACCACTAAACTCGTCTGTAAAACTTTGAAAACTTATTACATCATTATTTATTGATGTTGTGGTTATTGTGAAATCAACTTCTTCTTTTTTATAAAGTTGCAATATACTTCTCAATCCTCCTTCATCTGGTGAGTTGTATCCTAAAAACAGCTGTATGGGTTCTGGTACTATACTTATATCCTCATTATCATCAACAAATTCTAAATCATGTTCAATGTAATCGAAAACAGTTTGTTGATATTCAGGTAAAGATCTTTTTCCAATATCTCTGTTCGAACTCTTATTTAATATAATAGTAGTCAGCGGCTTTGGTCCATTATATGCCAACGCCCCAGTAGTCGGTAATTGATTTCCACTAAAATCATACATAAAAAACTGTGGAACATTATCTGAGAACCATTTCCAGTAAATACTCACGGTTGGTCCTCCATTGAAGTTTTCTCTTGGCCTTCTGATATATTCCCTTACATTTAACCAAAGGTAATCTCTATCAACATAGTCAGGATGTAGAGTACCGTAAAAGTCATCATTCGAGGATGTTGTGGATATTGTTTCAATGCCGAAATTACTACTTAATTGTACTTGTAACTCAACTACCTTTTTGGTAGAAGGTTGTATTGACCAAACACTTTTTCTATCCGGATTGTAAATTATCTTAGTCAGACTACCACCGACAAATGGCTCTATATGCTTCACTTGACCAGTAGGAGTATCTATAGATATGATTTGACTATTACCAGCGATATACATATCACCATCGAACTGATTTAAAGCCAATATACCATAATCACCAGGTGATGTAGTATAAATTATTGAGTCATCATCTACAAACACTGAATCAAAAGATAAATTTGTAGAAGAGTTCATACTACTATTGAAGTTATTAAATAATAAACTATTGAAAGTTCCTGTGGAAACTGAAGAAACAGATGTTACCACATTATTATCAATCTTTCTTAAAGAAATTCCATTTTCCCAAGTATATACAGCCTCATTTTCTGGATCATAAGCCATTGAGTGACTAAAAGCCAGTATTGAAAAAGTAGTGTCTAAAGTTCTAGAACTACCATTGACTCTTGTGACATTGCCAAGTGTACCAATGTACATTTTTGATTCAAAATCATTGAAAACCATATTAAATGAATTGAATCCTATATTTAATGTGTGTTCTGTATCTGTTACATCAAAAATAGATATAGTCGTTGAGTTTTTATATGATACATAGATATCACCATTAGAATTATTAAGTTGAATTGCAAATGGAGATGCAGGTAATGAAAAAGAAGCGATTAGTAAATTTATATATGGGTCAATTTTATATAAAGCTGACTCACTTATTGCAAAAACATAGTTTGAAATAAAATTATAACAGAGTTGAATGCTTTGAGTCAATCCATCAATAGATAAGTCACCAAGTGATAATCCATAAATTGAGTCATATATTCTTAGTTTATCACCTAGCACAAATATAGAATTAGTTGGCTCTATATAAACCAAGTCGACCATGTTATCAACACCATCAAATTGATATGGTAAATAAGTATTTGACCAGACATATTCAATACTAAAAGATTGGTCAAATTGTTCATTACTATACATACCTTGTAAAAGACTCGGTGCAAAAGCGGGTGGACATCCTGTTTGGCCAAATCCAATAGTAAAAGCTACTGTTGTAAATGCAGATTGGTTACAAAGTGAATCTGTAAGTCCCCAAAAAGGTCCCTCATAACTCAAATTAATAACATCGGGATTCAGATAAAGTGAGTTGTACTCAATATTCTGTAATGTATAAAATGTCTTGTTTATACCTATTACTTGTCCAGTTGCAAATCCCATATCTTCAAGTGATTCACCACTAGCAGTACCAAGGAGAATCTCATTTGAGGTTATTAAAGCACCATGATTGCCGCTATATTTTTTAATTATTCTATAGTTTTCAATACCAGGAAGACTCAATTTACCAACATTTATCTTTAAATTTACTCTCTGTTTTTGTTTTTTCACATTAATCTTCAACGCATTTGCTGCTTTACTAACATAAATACCAAAATCATTTATAGTTTCAGACCAACTTTCTACCCAGTTCGATAATGTTGTTGAGATATCTGTATCAAATAACTCTTCATAAACTCTACCATTAATTGTAATTGTGAGAAGTTTACCAATATCATTGAAGACCACAACACTATGCTCTATATAAAAGTCAGCTGTCGAACCTACTTGTACGATAAAGTCTATTGGCACATTAGGGAAATCTGTTTTTAGTTTAATTGTATTATAATAAACTGAAGAGTAACCAACAGTCAAAAGTGTCGGTTGAATTCCTAAAGTACTCAGTTTTAAAAAGTGTCTAGTGAGCCAATTTCTTATTGTTTTATCAATAGTCCTTTGCATATCAACTAGTCCAGATGAATAAACCCACGCGACTCTTTCACTATAGACCATTTTATTGACTTTTAAGACTATTCCATATTCATCAATATCAGTAAATACTATATTGTATTCCCAGTTATTAGATAAATCATAATTAAATTCTCTAACTAACCGGTCATAGGTTTCTATAGCCTTCTCATATACTTTCTTAACACTACCTATGCTGTGAGTGGATAATATCTGATCATAATAGTAATTTACTATTGCATAATTTTCCGGGTATACTAAGTCAGCTTTCAATTTATAATCATCATAATATAGATCAATATTAAATAACTTTAACTCTGATTTAAATCTCTCTGCTGCCAAAGCTAATGTTATATCAGATGACTGTGTATATGATTGTGTGAAATATATGTGGTCATTAGTTAGATAAATTTGACCCAGACCTAAATATTCATTTGTAATCAAACCTGTCGAAGTAGAAGGTTGAATCGGTAGATATGATGGAGATCCCCAGTAGAGTGATGAACCACTACTACCGATTGGAAAAATAGAATCCGTAGCACCAGACCAAGTATATGATTGAATACATTGATATATTTGATTCTGATATATAACTTGACTACCAGTCGCATAGTAAGTGAGTCTATTATTACCTTCAAAAGTTTTGATAGAACTTACTCTATAAAAATCTTTATTAAGTGCAGAATTTGGAACCTTAAACTCTATACCTGGTACAAGTATATCCGGTATAGGGTCACCGAACTGTAGAACTTTCGAGTTTGAATCAAAAGTAATTGGACCTCTATATACTCTTGGTAAGTCGGTCCTTGTTATTACTTCAATTATCAGGGTACTATTAGTAGGTAAATTTTGAAGCTGATATTCATAATGAGTAATATCTAAAATATTTGGATTCTTGATTGTTACAACATCAACATCATCATATCTACCAGTAGTTCGAAAGTTATCATTTTTTTGTGTATTTACTAAATTCAATTTTCTATATTGATATAGCCTATCATAAAATGTTGGTTCATTCCAAAGAGAAAGGTTATCCTTTAATTGAGGTGTTATATAGTTATAAATTCCAATAATATCAACACCAGTGATGGTGACGCCTATATAACTAGAAGGTGTATTATATGCTGTACTAAAATTACTTTCAAATGAATAATTATTCATCATCGATAATATCATAATAGCATTTTTCTTAGATGATATAACACAATAGACTCTATTAGTATCATTGAATTCAAATATTGATTTATTAAACCTAATAAAAGTTCCTAATTTGTATTTAGACTCTATATTTTTACCATAAACCCATTTAGAATAGTAGGACTTCTCTTGATTAACGGGTTCAATTTTAGTCACTGAATAAGTTGCAGCACCCTGATAAAAATGTAAACCATACTCATTAAATAATTGAAATCTCCTAAGTGTGAGATGTTGTTCATTCTCATATTCGAAAGAGGGAATTTTTTCAAACAAGTAAAGAGCTTGTGTTTTGAAAGTATCACTAGAATTTTCAGGAAATAAAATATCTCCCTCATATCTGTCTGATGTATCATTGTAACTAAAATTTAATGGATTTCCCTCTTTATCAAAGAATATCAAATTTTGCATCTAAATTCAAATAGCATTTTGAATATATATAAAAACTTTAATTCTTGGTGGAGAGTTAATATATAATAAAAATCAAAAAAATTATGAAGTATATAAAAAGGTTCAATAATGAAGAGGTTATATCAGAACATCTCCAATATCATATTGATAACAATATGTCAATTACTGAAAACATATTTAGATACGGATCAGAATCATACTTCAATTTATTAAAAGAATCGAGAGAACTTTTTGATAAAGGCTCAATTGAACTTTTAGGACATGATAAGGAATTATTCGAAGGATCTGATATTGGTAGGTTTGAATACTTTGAAGGTGAACTAGTTCCACTTGACCTACCTTTAGAAATCATAGAGCAATTAAACGAGGCCGAATATCACGGCAGAGAGGTTCAACTTAATCATCCAACAAGAAGCTCAGGTCCTAAGAAGTATAAGGTATATGTTAAGAATCCAAAAACAGGTAAAGTTATATGTGTTAATTTTGGTGATGTTTCTGGAGGATTAACTGCTAAAGTGTCTGATCCAAAAGCTAGAAAGTCATTTGCAGCTAGACATCAATGTCATTTGAAGAAAGATAAAACTAAACCAGGTTACTGGGCATGTAGAGCAAATAGATATGGTCACCTTTGGGGTGGTAAAACGTATCCTGGTTATTGGTAAAAATTTATTTATTATGAAAATAAGAAAATTTAACGAATCAAATTCGGAATCAATAGATCCAAAATATTTTAATTTCGTATTTGATGAATTTATCGATAATGGCGCAAATTCAGATTATGACCTAATAGGATCAGAAGATGCATATTGGGAAATATTTATACCTGAGCCAAGA